TCTTGTACGCCCTCAACATAGCCTGCATACATTGTAGGGGCGTAATCAGTTGTCACATAGTTTGTCATGTCGACTACCTCAGGCTTTTGCATCGGGCCTTTCTCAATGCTCTTGAGTATTGCGAGCACTTCAGGCAACGACGGAAACGCTTTATGCCGGCTCATAACGTCTTTGTAAAGTTTTGGCAGGTTTGTTTTTTCATGCCGTAACAGTTCAGGGTGTTTGCGCCAGGTCATAATTACTAGCTCTTCATCGAGTTTGTATGGTGAGGCTGGGTATAGGCCGCGCAACACTTTAACCATTGCTGCTACATCGTCTTTTGTCATTTAACTAGGGCTTTCTGTAAGAGTCTATTTGTGATGAATTGCATATCTGATGGGCGCCAGCAGTAGGCCTCTGCGCCAGTAGCTGCGAGTGTGCCAAGCCAGTTGTGTTGCGCTGGGTCTAGGCGGCCTCGCTCTGTCTTGAGTTCTGCGAAAATTAGGCCTTTGTCTTTATGGGCCATTACTAGGTCAGGAAATCCTGGGTCGCCTTGGATGGCTGTCATCCATTTGCCGCCTACCTGTGATGCTCTGAAATGTGTGACGCGCCAGCCGTACATGACAGCCAACGCAATGACCTTGTTTTGGAATTCTTTCTCGCTAATGACCATTTAGCCGTCGCCTTTAATGTCGAGTACTGCCGGTTGCCATGTCCAGACGTAATAGCCGTGAGTGAGTGTGATTCGGTCGCCCCATGTCATCCAGTCGTTGCTGTATCGCCGCACTAATGGTGCAACATATGAGTTGTAGGTCATTTCCCAGTTGTATTTGTCCCAGCAGTCGCCCACGAATCTGAGCACAACTCGATTGCCTTTTGGGTAAACCTTTATTTCGTAGTAGTCGTCTTCCGTCATGATTGCCATTAGTTTTTCTTCCATCGTGAGAGGTCTCGTACCATTGCTTGCCAGTCTTCGCGAAAACGGTCTCGGTCTTCTTTGGTGTCATGCAGCAGACTTGAATAGCCCTGCAATATTTCCTGCAGCTGCACAATTTCTGCCTCATGTTGCAATATCTCTAGTTTCAGGTCTTCTATTTCCTGCAAGGCATTCGTGAGCAGGCGGGCCTGAAAATTCTCTAGATCATGTCGAGCCTGATCCTGTTTAGGCAACGACGTAATAAACGCATTCCATACCTGGTCATCGCTCAAAACGGTTCCTCCTGCTCTAATGGTTCGGCTGGCACTTCGCCGTTAACCAAGGCCTCAATGGCTTTTGAGACCTCAAATTTAGACATTGTCGCAATGTTGAGAGGCGGCAGTAGGCCTGCTTTTTTTAATTCGCTTTTGTATTTCCACAGTTGCTTTTCGCTTGGCGCATTCAAGGTGCCTGTTATTTTCATGTCGCCCTCGTAGCGCACTACCTTTGCCATTTCTTCACGGCTAGGGCGTTTTGACGGGTCAGAGCCGGCGTACCCGCAGTTTGCTAATGCTCGACCAATGGCTGAGGTTTCGCAGTTTTCCATGTGGCTTGTCGAGTTCACGCCTTTTTCTGTGTGGTGTTCTTCTGCGTAGCCAGTTGCTATGAGTGTGTCGCCCTCCCACAGCTCGGCCTTAAATATGCACCATGCGCCAGGCTCGTATGCGTGCAATGTAGTGATGACGCGCGGCACAACTGATGACTTCACGACAGTTTCTAACCATCGTGAGAGTCTGGGCGCTACTGGTTCGTAGTTGTCAAGGTTAAAACTCATTATTCCCACCTGCCTGTTTCGTCGTAGTTTTGTATCCAGTCGGCTGCCCACAATGTCACCAAAGCAAACACTGTCATGACGCCCACAAATGCAAATATGCCAAATATGTTGCGCATCAGATACCTCGCCATACTTTGATTGGCGCGCAATGCCGGCGTTTGCTTGGCCGATATTGCCCTGTGTCCATGATCAGGTTGTTACGCGCACAACGCAAAATGACTGGCCCCAAGGCCCTGTTGTCGTGTACCTGTCCAGTCATGCCGTAAGTTTCCAGCTGTGCCCAAACGTCGTCTGAGGTAAAGCCGTTTACAGCTGACTTTGCTAACCATTCAACAGCCATGTTTGCAGCCCTTAGCCAGTTGCTGTCTGTGTTGCCCTCGACACTGTTTATTGCTGCATCGCGCTCAGCGATGGCGTCAAACAAATTCGGGTGTTCCATATTTCCTCCTGCCGTAGTACTTATGGTGAACATAACATATTGAAACAACCAGGTGTGACATTTACCTTTTGCCGCTTGTGGCGCGCCAGTTGCCAATGCCAGAAGTCTTGTATAAATGCGCGGCCACAGCCAAATTGCAGGCTGGGCGTAACAATACCGACATGTCGCCATAACGGGTTTTGCAGACCTGTGAGGTCACAGTTACCCATGTGCTGTTGATCTGCAACAAGCCGCTGTCGTACGTTCTAACGGCCCTACAACGCTTGTAGAGGCTCGCAACTTGCCGTTTGCAGTCTTTGTACGACATGCCAGGGTGATAGTTCCAGCCGATCGCTTTCGGGTCGCAGCGGGATTCTCGATACATAATGGCGCTAAAGATTGCGGGCGGTAGCCCTACTTTGCTCATTGCAACATGGTATTGCGGGCAGGCCTTAACTGGGGGTGTTGCGCTGTGCGCTGGGCCTGCTGGGAATGTGAGCGTGGCAACCATGAATGCCACGACAAAACGCCTAATAAATGCCTCTAAACATGTATGCCTCTTTTCTGCCGGTTAGAAAACCCTAGCAAAAGGTCAGCCGTTTTGGGCACTATGCAGGTCTGGGCACGCTTTTCCAAGCCTCGACAAAAACTTGAGGGTTATCTGCCATTGCTGGCGTCAGTTCCACATGTAGCCATTTTCCGCCACCTGAGCCACCGTTAGCGGTCTCTGTCCAGTCTTTCCAGCCTGGCTTGCCGTCACGGTTGCAGCGCCAGCCTCGGCCCCATTTCTCGCAACCTTTTTTTGTTGTGCCGGCGTAGTCGTGTACCTCTTCGACACCAAGAATTTTGTAGTTTGCTACGAGCCAGTTTGCCCACAATGCGGCTGTGGCTTTGTCTTTGTAGCCGATATCGGCTGCTCGACCTGTGGCATGTACTGATAGGCGGTCTGAGCCGCGCATGTTTCTGACAGCCCAGGTGCCGAGGTTAGTAAAACCTTTGTTTGTCATTATGTCGACAAACTTTTCTGTGCCGGCGCGCTTGCCTGCAGCTGCGCCGTCGGTCGTGCCGGTGTATTTCATGGCTTGTTAATAATGTCAGCAATACGGTGCAAAAGGTTTGCAGCTGCTTGGCGCACAATTTTAAGTAAGCCTTTTTTGTCGTCGTCATTCATCGGTTTTGCCTTTCGGTTTATCTTTTAAGCCATTCGCGCTGAGCAGGCCAGCAAGCGAGCCAGTAAGGAATAAGAGCAACGGTTGTAACGTGGCCCAAGCCGACTTGTCATTATCCGAAACGTCGAGCGGCTGAGTCACAAATAGCAGGCCGTAGATAAGCGACATGGTGGCAACCACAAAAGTTAAAGACAACGCGCACGCAACCACAAAGATTAAGCGCGCTTTAATTTGCTCGCTGGTCATTCTTTCGGGGTAGCGCGGTGGCGGAATTATAGGCATTTGTCGGCCAGTATTCGAGTACTGCCAAGGCTGGCGGTGTCTACGGTTATTGTCGTTTCAGCGCGCAACGCCTTGTTTTTGGTGCGTACCTCTGGGCAGTTAACGCGTTCACGGTCTCCACACGCAACAAGGATTGACGCAAACAAAAGCGCCACAAAAGCAGTGCGCCAAATCATGCCGGCGTCTCTGGGAAATCTGCGGTGTCTGCTACTTTCCACGTTGCAGGGAAATCGCGCAATGCTTGGCGGTATGTTGCCCATGCGGTTTTGTCCGTTGGCGCGTCTGGGGCCATTGCCCAGTCTGACTGTGCAAGTAGTTGGTCTCTTACTGCGCGCATTACTTCTGCATAGTTTTTGTTGTGTGTGTGCAAGTTATAAATCATGCTGGGCCTATGTCTTCTACTAACAATGTGTACGGCAAAGTGGCAGCAGGCGCAAAAGTAAATGAGCCTGTCGAGCCTGCAGTGAGTGCGCCAGTCAATTTTAAGGTGACTGAGCCAGCAGAGAACGTGCCGACAAAAAGTCCATTCAATGTTGAGCCGACTGTTCCAACGCCACCGTTAGCAATGCTTATTTGTTTGACTGTTGCGCCTTGTTGCAAGTTCACGGTAAAACAAGCGTTTGTAACTGTTGGCACTGCATAAATATGATAACTAACCTTGTAGTTTCTGTTTGCAATAGCCGTAAAAGTCACGCTCATGCCGGTTATGTCGACGGCTGTAGTTACGCCTGCTTGGCTACCTGTGGTCGACGTAGCTAGAGCCATTGCGGCAAAACCGTAAGCATTAGCGTTTGCTGCGGTCATTACCTGCCCAGATGTAAAAGTGGTGTTTGGTGCTATAGCCATTTAGTACCCCAGTTTGTTTTCGTTAAGTTTGCCATAAACGGCGTCATCCAATGTTAGATAGTTGTTTAGGTCTTGCGCGCTCAAATAAAACGTGGCACTGGCCTGCGACGGGTTGCCGCTAAACGTTGCGCCCTCCAGCAAACAGTTGAACACGGTGCCTCGAAACGTGACGGTCACAGTTGAGCCGATCTGATCCATGCCATAAGACGGGATGTCGCCATTTTGGGCGTTAAGACTGCACGTCACGCTAAGAATGCGCTGTGTTGCTGTGCTGTAAGTAGACAGCAGGTAATTGGCAAAGTCGGTTGCCTGGCTTGTCGAGTTGTTTAACGTGTTGACCAAATAGGTGCGAAAAGGTGCTGAGCCTGTAGACACTGTGGCCTCGGGAAAAGACTCGGGGTCAACAGTTACCTGTGTGTAAAAACTGTCTGCCAAGCTGCTAAACGATATTTGCTCAAAAATATGGTTGTTGGCGTCGTTTGTGGTGTCACTGAAATTGCCGTAGAAACCAGCAATTTTGCGGTATGCGTTGACCATTAAAATGCCGTCGCTGATGTCAATAAGTTTGCCGTTCATTGTCAGTACGGCCCTGTTTACCCAGTCGCCCCAAGTGCCACTAATCGTTGTGGCTGGGAATGCCTGAGTGCCACCAAATGCGCTGGTGGTGCTGATATTTAGGCCTGTTTGTGTTGCGCACTGGCCTGCTTGCGCGCTTAAAGTGCCTGCTGTCATTGCGTAACTGTTGCCTTGCACTCGACCAAAGGCCGCAAAGTTTCCCTCGCAGGTTAAAGTAACAAAGTCTGCGTTGCCGACGCCCCCAGAGTAGGGGATGCCGTACTGCACCATTGCGTCAGTGATTCGGCCGACAAAGAGCTGGCGATATGTGCCAGACGTGCCAAGCCTCACAGATATGCGCAGCCAAGTGCCTGTGACAAATAGAGCATTGGGTGTTGTGTAGCCAGTCGGGTAACGCAAAACAACGTTGCCTGTGTTCGCACTGTAGGCGTCTAAAGGCTTTTGCCGGCCATATGTCAAAGACACGTTTTGCACGTTGGCAACAACAGTTGTAAGCGTTGCGTAAGTCGCGCCTACCTCGACCTGGTATTGGACTATTGCCATTAGAAAATGTTGCTCACCTTGATTGGCACGCTGCCGTTTTGGCGCATGTATGAGCGCAAGGCCTCGACTACTTGGTTTGGGTCGCCGCCGTAAACGTTAATGTTTACGTTGTTGTCACGTTCTACAGCATTTGCGCTGCCATTCCTGCCCAGGTCGGCTGGCTCAACTGCAATTGGTGCAGACATGCGGCCAAGTTTTATCTCTCCCAAAGGGTCAATGTCTTTGCCTGGCTTAACAAGGTTAATGCCGTAAATAACAAGGTTAATTGCTTTAATAAACCCGTTAACCATGTTCTCGATGTAGCTAGCAATAGCGTTTACAACAACGCGCACAACCGTTCTGAAACCCTCAAATTTTTTGTATGCAATAACAATGGCTGCGCCTAACGCAATAATGCCAGCAGTAATAGCAACAGCAGGGTTGAGCATCATGGCCGCGTTTACAGCAAGAATTGACACAGCCAAAATGCCCATGCCGGCAATGACAGCTGCTAACAAGTCGGGGTTTTCTTGTGCCCAGTTAGCGAACTTTTCAAGCACTGGTTGCAGTTTTAACATGATTGGCAAAAACGCTGCGCCTATCGATTCTTTAGTTTCCGCAAACGCAATGCCTAATTTTTTCATGCCGCCTGCAGCTGTGTTCGCTGCCGCCTCACCTGCACCACCAAAGTTTTTGGTTAATACGGCCTGCACTTCAGCAAGGCTGGCGCCGTCTTTAATCATGGCTTTAATCTCTGGGCTAAGCGCGCCCAACGCTTTCATGTTCCCCGCATAGCCTTTTGACAATGCCTCGCTGACATCAACCAGCGGCTTACCTGTCGCCGCGGCTACGTCAGTGGCCAAGTTCATTAACTCTGTGGCTTTTGTGACGTCTTTAGTGGCAACGATTAACTTCTGAAACGCTGGCCGCGCCTCATCGTCTGATATTGCCGCGCTCTTCGCCAGGCTGGAAATGTAAGACTCGACAGATTGCACTTGTGCATCGGTTGCTTTAGAGCTTGCTTTAATTTGTCGAGCAAGGCTTGCCTGTGCGGCCTCGTCTTCTATTGCTGCCCTGACACTGTCGCCGATAACGGCAGTCACAGCGCCAAGCGCTGCAGCCGCTGGCACAGCCGCCTTTTTAATGGCAAATTGGGCTTTCTGCCCTACGGTCTCCAGCTGCTTGAATTCTCGCTGCGCACGCTTTATGCCGGCTGCATCAAAATCGCTAATAATGGGTATAGAAATCATTGCAATTCCCTATTAACTCTATTAATAACCTGCAAAGTTGCACGTTCAATTTCTTTTGTCACTTCACGTATCTTGCTATATACGGCTGGCCCAAATAGGCGGGTGCGGCCTTGCAGTGGAGTGTTGCCTAAATTAGTGGCAAGCCTGTTGCTGTTTTTGCGGCCTGCTGTCTCAAAGATTGCTGCAGCAGGGTCATTTTGCGAAACAACAATGGTGCTTGTGGCGTTGCGTCGAGTATCCAGTTTTACTTGCACGCCTTTTACGGCTTTGGCGACTGTGTAGGGGAAGTTGGCACGCGAGCGCCCTGCCTGTTGCCATTTGTTCTGCATACCTGACAAAGGCACGCCTAGCGCTGTGTACCGCTGCTGGGCGGCTTGTATTGCGGGCGCGGCTATCTGATTGAGTTCTGCAGCAAACTGTTTGCGTAGCCCAGGCTCAATTTTGTTCAGCGATGCCACAGCCTGCCGCACCCCTACAAGTTCGGTTCTAATTGTCGCTGTCATCGTTTCTGCCTTGCTTTGTTAATAATACTAATGCAAGTGTTCAGGTCAGACGTAAGAAACTCTATGTTTGGCGGCCAAAAGCCAGTCTCTATCAATAAATGACAAAGAGCTAGTCTGTGGCCGCTTGTGTAGGGTTTGAGTCTTCCTGCTCTACAACTTCGGGCATTACTACCAGTTTTTTAATGAAATCATCAAAGAC